CCTTGTTGGCCTTCACCGCCGAGATGTCGCGCGAGGCGCAGACGATCACGCCGACGTCGCCGGCCTTGGGGTCCATGATGATGCCGTTGAGGCCGTTCTGGTGGCGGTGGTAGGGCACGTTATAGATCGGCCCATGCGGATAGGTGTTGGCGGCGCCGTCGATCTGGTGCACCAGCAACTCGACATCGATCGTGCCGGGCGGCGCCACCTCGCCGTTGCTGCGCGCGCCGACCACGCGGACCACCGCCGAGGTCGCGACTTCCGACAACACCGCCTTGACCAGCGAGTGCATCGCGTTGGTCTCTGACCCAAAATCGCTGGTGCCACGGAACCCGAGATAGCCGTCTGACTCAGACATTCACGTCTCCTCGCGAGACGCCCATTTGTTGGCGAGGCGCTGGTTGAAGGTATCGACCCGGATGATCTCCACCAACCGGTAAAGATCAGCCACCCCATAGACCGTGCTGAGTTCGCGCAGCGTCGCCTGTCGCGCCGAGATCACCGCGCCGATGCTGCTGGGAACGTTGCGATATTCGGCCCATTCTGGTTGTTCGTCCCCGACGGTCCCGTCGTCGAGTTCCAATATCGCGCGCGTATAGAAAAACCCAGGTGGGTGTCGAACCACGCCTCCCTGAGTGCCATCAGCGTGGTGATCTCCTCGATATCCTCGGCGACCAGTTGCCGTGTCAGGTTGCGCGACGGATCGGGCTGGAACGACACGCACGCCAGCATCTCATCCATCAGCGGCTTGCAGACCTTCCAGTCGATGCCGCCGATGCCGTGCACCGCGATCCAGGCAGCGGCGCCTTCGAAGCCCATGTTGAAGAACCCGTTCGGCACGTTGGCATTGCCGGCGGCCAGCATGGTGAGCAATCGTCCGGCCCAGAACTCCGCGTCGGCTGCCGCCATCTCGGTGATCCAGAACACCTTGCCGTGGTCGCGGCCTTCGCGTTCGATCACCACCCGATCGCGGCGTCGTGCCATTACAGCGGCGCGCCGTTGATCGACTGCCACGTGATGGTGAAGCGGCGCGGTTGCAGGATGCGCCGCGCATCAGCCATCGGCGGATAGTTGGTTAGGAACCCCTGCACGCAATAGAACCCGCGACCGATCGACTGGAGCGTGATGTGGGCATTGGCGATGTATGCCTCCCGCTGCTGTTCCTGGGCGTTATACCACGTGTCGAAGATCAGGTTCGACGGGCTGTCGGCTTGCAATGCGATGGTCTGCACCTTGGGCTGCGGTGTCCAACCGCCGGAGAGGATACCATCGACCCCCATCAGCGTCTCGACCGGTGCCACCAGCGCGTGGCTGAACACGTCGTCGGCGGCGAACCCCTGCAACTGCAAGGGTGCCGGGAACAGATTGGTCACGCTGATCATGAACACCGCATTCGCGGCAGTGATGGTTGCCACTGAAACCTCCTATCCGTTGCGCTTGCGGGGTGCTTACTGGACCATCACCGAGGCGAGCGTGATGCGCTGGACGGAGCCGCCGTCCATATACCAGAACGTGCACGGCGGGGTGCCGCGATTGGCGCGCACCTGCGGATCGGCATCCGACACTTGCAGGTAGTAGCCCTGCGAATTGAGGATGCCGTCGATCGCCACACCGGCCATGTTGTTGACTTCGTTGATCTGCGCTTGTGACAGCGTCACCCCGGTGCGGATCGCACCGAAGTTGAGCGCGCGATTGATCACGTCCTGGCAGGCCGCCTTGATCATCGTGTAGCCGACCTGATTGTAGGGGATCGAGCCGACCGTGGTGAGCAACTCCATCAGCGCCAGTTGGAAGCCGTTGTTCATCCAAATCTGATTGATGTAGCTGTCGATCCACTTGTAGGGACCGGAGACGACGCCGGGATACAGGAAGCGGAACAGATCGTTCGCCGTCGTCCAGATGCCATAGTAGTTGTATTTGTTGGCCTCCAGGTTTTTCGCGATGCCACCGTCGGTGATGTCAGGGGTGATGCCGGTGGCGCCTCGGAAGGCCAGCGTCTTGCGGCCGTTCAACCGGTTGAAGTCGATCGCCGCGACCACGCCCATCATGAACATCGCCAGATTGCGCCCGGTGGTGACGCCGGAGGTGACGCCGTCGGCCGCGAGCAGCGGTGAATAGATCGGCGCGGTGCCGGAGGTGAGCGCGGTGTCGAGGATGCGGGCGAGGCTGCCGGAGCCACCCGATGCCGGGCCGGCGGCGGTGGCGTCGTTGTCCCAGCACACATACATATAATTGTTCTGCTGCGCGTTAGTCCAAGCAGCGAATTGTTGCTTGACAGCATTGTTGCGGAGACCGGTGGCGGGGTTGATTGCGTCGGGTTCGAATGCGGTGGCGAAGCACGCCCAGTTCTGAGTTTTGCGGACGATGAGGTCCAACCAGCCGGCCGGCGTTACGAACGGGACGCCCAGGCCGGGGACATTGCTCATGCCCAACGGCTGGATGGTGGCGCCGAGTGCCGGGGTCAGTCGCAACACGGTCGCGGCATTACCCTTCAGCGAGGTGATCGCGCTGATGGTCGAGATCGCCGGGTTTTTGTAGACCCCTGGCGCGGCGGCGATCTTGAACTGCCAGCTTTGCGCGTCCCAGGTGCACGGGTTGCGGAATATCTGAAGGTTTTGCGGTGAGCCTTGGGTGTGCGGCTTGTTGATCTCAAAGACGCCGGTGATACCGGTGCCGCTGATCTTGCGCACGATGTAGGTATCCATCGCAAAGCCGGTGCCTTGGATGACATCACCTGCGCCGATGGTCTGTTGCGTGGTGATGGCGGGCACGCCGATAGGGATGTTGTTGGTGGTGATATTGAGCGTGGTGCCGGAGCAGGTCGCCAGCACGCCGGCCACCGGTGTGAAGGTGCGCGGATCGGGAAAGACGCCGACGGTTCGATGGATCGCCGCACCGAGCCGCATCGCGGCCTCGGAATAAGAGCCGACATCGGCCATCGAAATAGGTGCGCTGGTCACGTTCGCGCCGCCACCGATATTCAGTGAGATTTGGCTGGCCGGATCGATCGCCCTGATCTGATCGAGCGTGAGGCCCTGATTGGGCGCGCTCATCACCCAGGCCGGCAGCCACGAATTGCCGTAGGTGGAGACCAGCAACGCGCCCGGCCGCTTGGTGGCGTTGGTGTCGGCGAGGAAATAGGTGCCGGCCAGCATCGCCATGTAGGACGTCGGGCCATAGAACCGCTGCACCGAGATCAGGTCGGGGAACGAATACACCTCGCCCACCGGGGTATGATTATCGGTGGTGATCAACAGACCGAGCAGATCGATGCCGACGCCGCCGGCATTGAGGACGCTCGGCAGCACAGACACGATTTGGGATGCGGGAATCGCTGAACCGCTCATCGCGGGCCTCCTCCAATGAAGTCAGGGATGCGTCGGGCGCGACGCGCGCGGGGTCAGTGCGGTGTGATGCTGGGGATCAGGATCAGATCGACCGGATAGAGACCGATCACCACGTCATCGGCGAACTCCTGACCGAGCGTGACGATGATGTTGGCTTGCAGGTGCAGATCGACGATCCAGCGATCCTCCCACTGCGACTCGGCATTCTGGAACGGCACCATGCGCGGATCGTCGGCATAGAGCGGGGCCATCTCCAGCGGCCCCGACACCGCCTTGACCATCTGATAGCCCGCGTCGTCGCGCCACGTGGTGTGGATCGCGGCGGCGTTCATGCTCGAATTGGGACCATGCACATCGCATTGATAGACAAGGTCCGCCGGTTGCAGCATGACGTGGCGGCCGACATAGATCGTGCTGCCCGCCGGAACCATCTGCGGCGGCGTCACGGTGTAGCTGTTGGCGACAGACCCGGCGGCGGTGATGACGCTGCCACGCACCACGTGAGGGCCATACAGCGTATAGCCCGGCAGCAAGGTGATGGCGGGTTGCTGCACCTGCATGGTGTCATCGGTGATCGCGCCGATCACCTTGAGATCGAGATCGGTGTCGCGGTTGGTGGCCAGCCGCTCGCGCCGCAGCGGTGTCACGACACAGAAGTCATCGCCGATCGGTTCGGGCACCTTGTTGCCGAACGCGCGGATCACCTCGATCCCGGCGGGCAGCAATTCAAGCAGCACCGCGCGCACCACGGCGAGTGCCTGGGTGTCGCCGAGGTTGACCAGTGCGGGCATGGATCAGTCGTCGTCGTCGTCTTCGTAGAGGATGCCGGCGGGGAACCCGGCATTCGGTTCGGTCACCAGCCCGGGCTGTTGATCGCGGGCGCCATAGAAGATGTCACGGCCACGCTTGGCACCGTAGAGCGGCCGTGAGGCGGCACTGTCGACGCCCGTGATGGTGCCCTTGTTCTTGGACGCGTAGAACACCTGCTCGCCTTTTTTCTCGCCGTATTGGTCGGTCATTGCGCCCTTTATTTCAGCGCCTTTGTCGGTGAGCGGCATCGCGGCCCCCTCAGTTGTGCAGTCGGATGCAGCGATGCACGCCATCGCCCTCGCCGCGCGCGCGGAACGGCGTGACGTTGGCATCCTCCGGCGGTGGCGGTGCGGCGGCGACGATCGAGGACTCGCCGCCGTTGCGCAGCCAGTGATAGATCAGCCGCTGCTCGATCTGCGGTGGCACATAGGTGTCCTCCTCCGCCGCGATGAGTTCTGGTGGCGGCGGCGTCACCGCCGGTTCATCCCGTGCAATGAACGGGACCGGCAGCAACTCGATCTTGGCGCTGGTCTCGACCGCGACCTTGGTCTCGACCTTGGCCGCCGTCTCGACTGCCGGCCAGTCGATCTTGAGATCAGGGAAGACGAT